GAGAATTTTTTTACATATGGATCATCATTTATAGCATTAATACAATCATATCCGAGAATAAAATTAACATTATTTTTTTGTAATCTTGTTTTATTTATTTCATTTGGTAGGATAATATCAACATCAATATGAGGATAATATAATTTGATTGTCATTGCAATAGCTACATCAGAATTTAAATCTCCATGTAATAAATATTTATTAGGTGTCGTTTTTTTTAAGAATTTATCATCATATATTTCTTCATCTTTCCCTACGATAAAACCTAATTTCATTATATATATTTAAAGAAAATATAATATTTTATATAAAATGAAAGTAAAAACAGTAACAGATAGACAAATTATTGAAGGGAAAAGATATGATATTCATGTTCAAGGATGGAAACTTTCTAAACAATATTCAACCATTTTATATAAGAATATTAATAAAGAAGATATTGTAAATATAGCATTAGGTGTTTATGATGAATTTATGCATAGTTTAAAATCCACTGGATCATTGAATAAAGATAAAAATTATTTTAAATTATGGGAAATGTTATTTAACACGTTAAATAAAGATAAACATTCTTTTGAATTTAAGAAAGGTGTTATAAAAAATGTTTATTATACAAGTTTAAAAAAAATAGATTATAAAATAAATGGAAACAATTTGTAAAACTATTTGTAAGTGTGAAAAAAATTCAGGAGGTAATTTTGAACCAGAGAATTTTATTGATAAAGCGTGTAATATATTGTGTAAATGTAAATACGATTCATTGGATGAAGGATTCATAAATTATGAAAAAGAAATTAAAGGCAAAGAATTTAAGATATTATTATTTATAATAGTGATTTTAATGATCGTTAAAATGATTTTTTAAATTTATTTAAAAGAATAAACATCAAAATTAATAAATGTCTTTTAAAGATAAACCACTTAAAAAGATCAATGGTGATAATCGTGTTACCATTGATGTTTTACATAATGATTTAATAAAAAGTTTTAATAATGAAAATGATGAAATGGGAGATTTTGAAGAACAAATAAATATTTTAAAAGAAGAATATGATAATTCCAATGATGAAAGAATATTATTAAAAATAGATAAATTGAAAGATCGTTTAAAAAACTATAATAAAAATAAAAAACAAAATTATTATTTAGATAATGGTGAGATTTTAAGTGAATACTATGATAAAAAAACTGAAGTAAAAAAACCTTTAGAGAAGAATAATTTTATTATAGATTTGATGTTAAAAAAGAAAACTACTCAAAAACAAGAATCTAATCGTGATATAATAAATGAATATATTTGTAGAATAGATGATACAAAAGTAAAAGATTATGTAATAGAAAATTTAAGTATCTGTAAAATTTGTGAACGTAATCTAACCATTGTAAATACAGAAAGTAATTTAGTTTGTGAAAATTGTGGTTATACAGAAAATATTATTATAAATTCAGAAAAAATATCTTATAAAGATCCACCAAGAGAAACGAGTTATTTTGCTTATAAGAGAATAAATCATTTTAATGAATGGTTGGCTCAATTTCAAGCGAAAGAAACAACAGATATTCCTGATGATGTTTATAAAAGTATTTTGAAAGAATTAAAAAAAGATATATTTCTTGACATCAATAATATTGATTATAATAAGATTAGAGAGATCCTTAAAAAACTTAAATATAATAAATACTATGAGCATATACCACATATAATAAATATTATAAATGGTAAAAAGGCACCTGTTTTAAATAGGCAACAAGAAGAACAATTACGAATGATGTTTAAAGAAATTCAAATTCCATTTATGAAGAATTGTCCACAGGAAAGGAAAAATTTCTTATCTTATTCATATGTTTTGCATAAATTTTGTCAACTTATTGAATTAGATGTATTTCTAGTTTATTTTCCTTTATTAAAAAGTCGTGAAAAACTTCAACAACAAGATAAAATATGGAAAGGTATTTGTAGTGATTTAAAATGGCAATATATCCCTAGTATATAATTTTCTTTTAATCTTTTTTTGTTTTCTCATGTAGGATTACTGTATGTGGGTAAAAATTATCTAATAAAACAAATGTTGTAGAAGCTAGTAATCCGATATACATAGCATGTTGATTCATAATAGAACAATTTGGAATCATATAAGTTGAAAGACTTACAACAGTAAAAAGCATAACATATTTAATAAGATTATTTTGATTGAACATTATAATATAATATATAAAAAAATAATTATATATTATATATATTAAATGGATAACAATTTCGTAAATGTAACAGATATTAGATCTATGGGTGAAAGTATAAACAACCTTAATAATGGTATTTTGAATGATGTACATTTAATGCCTCAAAAAGAAATTAATATGGTGCCAGGAGAAACACCTATGTTCACAAATACAGAAGAAAATTCCATTAAAGGTATTCATGAAAGTTCAGGTGTTTCTGAAGCATATTTTTCAAGAGAAAATATTGCTACTATCCAAGGGACAATACGGTTTGATGTAAATAAAAAAACAAATAAAATTATTGATAAACAATCAGAAATAGAATTAAATATTGTAATGAGATCTATTTATTTACAAAATGGTAATACAGTTATATCATCCGATAATATTTTGAATGAAATTCAAAAATTAAATGAAATGGTTGTAGATTTTTGCGTAGGTCAGATTACTGTTCAGGTTCAACAATACGATGGTTATATCAAAAAATTAAGTAATTTACCCGTGCCTTTAGAAAGACCACAATATCTTAATAAAGATAATTTTACTTATGATATGAGTAATTTAATGAATTAATACTTTAAAAAAGAATAATAATTATATTTATGCTTGATTTAACATCTTTTTATTTAAATGATTCTCAAAAAAAACTTCTTATAAAATGGATTAAAGAAGATTTTAAAAAATATCCTTTATGTATTTATGGAAAAACTGGTTTAGGTAAAACATGTTTAGCTAATCTTTTATTGAAAGATTATAAAATAATCAATATAGATGTAGAATTTATAAAAAATGATAGTGATTTTAAAGAATATATTGATTTGTCTTTGGGTAAGAAAAATATTTGTATGATGTTTTCAAAAGAAACACAAAAACATATATATAAATCTATATTATTTGATGATTTACATATCATACAACAATTAGATAAAAATCTTTTTAAGAATATAATTCAGTGGATAAAGCAGATTAATAAATATAAAAATAATCCTATAATATTTATTTTAACAGATCAATGTATTCAAAAGAAAACTTTTAAAGATATAATAGATAATTCTAAATGTATTGAGTTAAAATATACTGATAATCAATATTATAAAATAGTTACTAAATTATTGAATGAAGAAAATATTTTTATATCATTAAATCATATTCAAGGAATCATAAAAAAATCTGGTAAAAACATAAATAATATTAAAGCAAATATATCTATATTAAAAGATACTGAACAAAAAGAATGTGAAAAAATAGAAATTATTTCTGAAAATGATTTTAGTGGTGGTTTGCAAGATGTTATGTTAAAAATATTAAATGATAAATTTGACATAACGAATATATTATCAAATTCTTATTCAGATTATAATATAATTTCTTTGAATTTATTAGATAATTTACATAAATTTTTCAATCAAAAGAATTTTTTAAAGAATTATAGTGATATTTATAAAAGTATTTGTATAGGGGATAAATATAATTCAGAAGTGATTGTTGAACATCATTATGATTTAATGGAACATGTTTTAATGAATCAAGTTTTGTATCCTATTTTTAAAATAAAACAGAGTTATGATAAAATTATAAAAGAAATACAATATAATAAATACATTAGTAAGAGTATTTATTATATTAGCAACTATAATATATATATTAAAAATAATTTAGAAATGAATAATGTTTATTATGAATTATTTTTATATGATTTTTCAATAAAATTAGAAAAACATATTGATAAGAAAGTTTTAGAGAAATATATTAAGATTTATAATTGGATTTTTTCGCGTTCATTAACCAAAACCAAAATACGATAAAAAAAATATATTATATAATAATATAATGGTTAGAACAAGGAAACCTTCTAAAGTTAGAAGAAATAAAAATAGAAAGAACTTAAGAACACATAAACGGAAAAAAAGAAATTCTAGTTATAGGGGGGGTGCTAATGATACAGAAAATGTGAATAAATATTTACTTGAAGTTAGACAAATCGAAGATGAGTTGAAAATAAAAAATTTAAAAATTGAAGAGATACGAAATATCTTTAAGGATACAATTGGTGAGAAACGTCTTAACGAAGCGAAAAGTAGCGGAACAAGAAGAAATTATGATAAGTATTATTTCCCATTACTTTTAAATGAATTAAATTTTACTTCCTCAGCACCTTCAGATACATCTAGTAATTATGAGCCCAATACACCTAAACCTCTCACAGATGCGAGAGAAATACAAGATGGTGCAACGGATTCAGAAGGATATAAGGGATTAATAAGTGGCCTTGAAGCAGAAAATGAAAGACTTATTAAAGAAAATGATGCTAAGGCTCTTGAGATTCATACACTCACGGAAAATAATACTGGAATTATTCGTAAGATGAATGAACACTTAGAAAAAATCGCCTCTGATGGAATTGTGAATCCAACTATTATTGAAGCACTTGATGAACTCAAAAAAAAAGTAGCAGATTGTAATTCAAAAGATCAAACACCACATGCTCAAATAAATGCTTCATTAACTAGTTGTAAGGAAAAAATAAAAGCTGCTATTAATGCACATGGAATAGATGCTGAAAAAGTTTTTTTAACAATTAGTAAAGCTATAGGAGATTGTTGTAAATCAATAGATGATACCATAAAATCTTGTGAAGGTTGTGATACAGTAAAATCTTGTGAAGAATGTGCTTCTGCTCCTGCTTCTGCTCCTGCTCCTGCTCCTGCTCCAGATACAGTAAAATCTTGTGAAGAATGTGCTCCTGCTCCTGCTCCTGCTTCTGCTCCTGCTCCTGCTCCAGATACAGTAAAAACTTGTGGAGTTTGTGATGAAATCGGTGGTGGTATATTTTCAAATAATAGATTAAAAAATAAGATTAAAAAAGCTTTAATACCTTACCTTAGACTTATTTCAAAAATAATGAATGATCAAGCCGAGGCGACACCTTTTATAGAAGATTTCTATAAATGTTTTATATTAGATTTTGGAAAAATGATTGAAGGATTAGAACATGAAGATGATGATATTGATAAAAAAGCATTCCATAAACTAACGAAAAACCAAAAAGGTTTATCAAAAGTATTAGATTCTATTATAAGAGGGGGGAAAAATTATGATAGNTCGNATGTAAGNTCTTTATTAANATTGATTACATATAGATCGANGATTTTAGGTTATGATGATTATGAAAAAACTAAAGGAAAGTTACTTAGAAATATTCGTCAAAATATGTTCTCTACAGATTTGTCTGGTATAAAAGCACTAGCAACAACACCAGCAGGACCACAAGCAGCAGCACCACAACCACTACTACAACCACAACTACAACCAGCACCAACCGCAGCACCTGCACCAGCAGCAGCACCACAACTACAACCACAACTACAACCAGCACCAACCGCAGCACCACAACTACAACCACAACTACA